GAAAAAAGAAACTAAAGAAAAAGGTGAATGTTTTAAAGATATAAACGTTTCTAAAACTCTTGTTAATTTTATAAAACAATATGTTAAACAACATAAAAAAAATTAACATGGAAACAGAAATTAAATATTCAAAAAACATTTTTACTTTATCAGATAGGCATACTTCAGTAGATGTAGAACTTACTAAACAGCAAGAGTTTAGTTTTGTTTCTTTTACAAGTTTTGATACTGAATATAAACTATGCATTAACAACGGTGAACTAATGCAACTTAAAAAAATTATTGATACTATAAAAGAACAGCTATGATCTACCAACACACACAAGAAGATTTAGAAAACATTAGATACAATACTGAATTAATTGAATACTGGGAAAAAGAACATACTGTTAATGAACTAAACAAATCTTTAAATAGTGTTTTATTGCGTGTTAACTGGCATAAAAACATACTACTAACTATCAACACTACTTTAAAAATTAAATCTCTTAGAAGCCTTTTAAATGCTTTTAAGAAACAGAAAGAAGAATTAGAATCACTAAAAGAAAAGTTTAAATTGATGAACGTAAAAAGTTTACAATGCAATAAACTACTTTTAGAAACTAAACATTTAATTGAACTAACACTAAAAAAAATCAAAGATGAACAACAAAGAACAACTTAACACACTATTTAAAAAGTATGAACTTGAAAAAGATGATACTTTTAAACACAAACACTATCATATAATTACTAGAAGTGGTATTGATAAAATTCAAGCAAGAGCTGGTATTAATATAAACTATGAGTTAAAACATTATAACCCTGATCTAAAAACTTGTATTATTAAAGCAACAGGAATATCTAATGCAGTTGAAATACAAACCTATGGAGAGTGTTCACCTGAAAACAACAGAAATGCTTATCCAGTAGCCATAGCTGAAAAGAGAGCAATGAGCAGAATTGTTTTGAAGCTATGTGGTTTTTATGAGCTTGGAGTATTTGGTGAAGATGAAAGTGAATCATTTAAAAAATAAATAAGATGGGCAAAAGCATATATAAGAACTACCTAAATAAAGCTTTATCAAACTTAGATAACACATTAGAAGAAATAGAAGAAACTGTTCATAAAGGAAGATATGAGCACATGGAGAAAGCAGTTAAGTATAAAGTAATTTTAGAAGTATTAAGTGAATATTATAAAAAGTCAAAATGAAAAAGGAATATCTAATACAATATACAGGAGTATTTGGAGAGGTTTTAGAGCAAGATGTAACAGGTTTAAAATATGTAGCTGGTTCTGAAGGTTGGGGGGCCTTTAGAGTAAAGTGTACAGAACAAGAGCTAGAACAAATGGAAAAAGAATGGAATCAATTAAGTGGCTTTTTTGTTAAAGAAATACAAGATTTAAGCATTTGCTTAATATCTATAAAGCTATACAAAAATAACCCTGATAAGCCTAGTTTATTTAAATTATATGATTATTATAATTTTCATACTGATAAATTTAAGTATGTAACTATTTCTCAAATTGTAGAATTTCTTAAAGCTGCTGGTAATAATTCTTATGAAGGTGAAGATTATAAAAGGTTTTTAATTTCAGAAGAAAAAGAATTTTTTGCTTGGGTAAATACTGAAAAGCTACTAGAATTTTTAAACAAAGAAAACACATTTAAAAAAGATTATTTCAATAACTTTTAACGTATTGCATCAGTTAGTAGAAAATTTTTTATTAGGGACAGTAAGATAAAATTGAAAGCTGGTGCAATTATTTATTAATCAAAAAAAACAAAAATGAGTGAACTAAAAGTAACAGGCACTATAACAAAAGTGTTAAAAGAAGAAGGTGGAACAACTAAAAAAGGTTCTAAATGGTTAAAACAATGCTTTATCCTAGATACTAAAACTGAATATAATAATATATATTGTTTTGAAATGTTTGGTGAAGAAAGAGTTAACCAATTATCGAAACACAAAGTTGGTGATCAAGTAGAAGTAAGCTTTAATGTTTCTACTAATGAATGGAAAGATAAATACTTTACTACTTTAAGTGCGTGGAAGGTGTTTAAAACTACTGAAGAAACAACTGCAAAGGAAATTCAAGAAGTATTAGAAGCTGAGGAATCAGAAGATGATCTACCTTTCTAAAAATAATATTGAACAATTAACTGATGAATTTATAAGTGAACAGCTAATAATGGGTTATACATTACCTGAATTAGCTTTACAATGGGAAATAGAATATGCTACACTTTGTAACACTTATAAAGCAGAAAACGATAAATTTAATAGATTATTATATAACGGTAAACAAGAACCATATTATTATGATGAATTTGATTATGGTAAAAAACCTTCTTATAATTACGAAGAAGTAAGAAAAGAAATATTATGAGCTGGAATAATAAAATAACAGTTAAAAAAGGTGATATAGGTGAACAAATAATAAAAGATTATTTAGAACGTAAAGGATGGGTAATATATGCACCTACTACTGATAAAGCACATTATTTTGATATGATAGCTACAAGAAATAAAAAAGAAATAATAGGTTATGATGTTAAAACTAAAGCTAGGTTAAATAAAATTGCTGCTACTGGAATAGATAAGCAAGATTATTTAGATTATATGAGGTTTACTAGAGATTATTATTTTCCATTTTATTTATTCTTTGTTGATGAAAAAGAAGGTAAAGTTTATTATCAGTTATTAAAAAAACTTCCTAAACCTTTTGAATTAACACCTGAAATAGTGTGTTGGTATTTAAAAGATTTACAGTATATTTTTTCTTTAACTGAAGATCAAAAAAGTAAATTATCTAAATTCGATAATAGAAATTATAAATACAAACCACAATAATATTATATTTGTTTTGAGGTTGAGCTGTACAACTCGTAAAAGGTTTTTTGACTTCCTTTCCTCTTTCTTATTTACAAAGTCAAAACATTAAAAAGTTAATTATGCAACAAGGTTGGATTAAAATACACCGTCAGCTTTTAGAATGGGAATGGTATGATGATTTAAATGTAAAAGTTTTATTCTTTCATCTACTGCTCAAAGCAAATCACAAGCCCAAAAAATATAAAGGTAAAATAATTGAAGTAGGCCAGTTAATTACAGGTTTAGAAGTTCTTTCTACTGAAACTAGTTTAAGTGTTCAAAAAATAAGAACTGCACTAACTAAGCTAAAATCAACAAACGAAATAACAATTAAATCAAGCTCCAAAGGTACTGTAATTCAAGTAGTTAACTATAAAAAATATCAAGTAGTAACAAACGAACCAACAAACGATCAACAAACAAATAACAAACCATCAACAACTAACAAGAATATAAAGAATATAAAGAATAATATTAATGAAAGAAAAGAAGCTTTTAAAATTGAATTAGAAAAATTTAATAATGATTATCCAAAACCTATGCTAATTGATTTTTATGAATATTGGTGTGAACATTCTCCAAACGATAAAAAAATGAGATTTGAAAAACAAACTAGTTTTGCAATATCTCGAAGATTAAAAACATGGCATAGAAGATCAACTACTAACTACACTGGAAAAAATATAACACTACCTAAATATGGCAATTAAACACTGGCACAAAGCAAATGAAAAGATAAAAGAACTAAACAACCTTAGAGAACAGGGTTATTTAAAAGGGTATTCAATAGGATGGAAATTTGATAGTTTACCAATTACAATTAAATCAGGTTGCACTACTTATGTAGCTGGAGCACCTCATGACGGTAAAACAGAGTTTTGGTTTGAAATATTAATTAATCTATCAGTAGAACATGGATTAAGGCACGCAATTTATACACCCGAAACAGGTGAAGTAGTTGATATAATTTCTGAATTATGTTTTAAATACATTGGCAAACCTTACATAAAAACAGAATCAAATTCAATGAGTGAAGCAGAGAGAGTAGCAGCAGAAATGTTTATAGATGAATTTTTCTATATTATTGATCCTTTAGATGATAACATGACTGCTAATGATTTTTATTCTATGGTAGATAACATAGAACTGCAAGAAGGTAAAAGAATACACACTACATTAATTGATCCATTTAACGAACTTTCACACGATTTCAGTAAAGATGAAGGTAGGCAAGATTTATATATTGAAAGAATATTAGGTGATGTAAGAAAAAATGCTAGAAAAACTAACAGGCATAATTGCGTGATAACACACGTTAGAAATCAAGCACCTAATATTAGTGATGGTGTTACTTGGTTTCCTATGGCAACAGCTAGAGAAATTGCTGGTGGTCAAGCGTGGTTTAGAAAAGGTTTGTTAATGATTATTGTTTGGAGGCCACCATACGGATTAAATGATGAATTTGGTACACCTTACGAAAAAAACGAAGTTAAAATAAGAGTTGTAAAGAGTAAACCTAAAGGAGTAAGCATCAACGGTACTTATACAATGTTTTATGATTTAACAAAAAATGCTTATTATATGAGAGGGAACGAATACAGCAAAAGGCATAAAAACTTAATCAGAGAAAAGCAAGCTGAAATAGTTGATTATTACAATACTGAAAAAGAAGAAGATTTTGAATAATGGATTTACTAGACTACATAACAATTAAGAACAAACTAGAAATATTAATTCTAAGCACCGATAAAAAAGGTTTGAAGGGTAAACGTAAGGAAAACTATGAAACGCTGTTAGAAGTGCTAGAAACGTTAAATAACGCTATGTTACACTTTGAAAGTTTAGGCAAAGAATTAAAAAACCAAAGAAACATAAATACTATGGCTTTTACAGAAAACGGTAGATTAAAAGCTAAGATCAACCAACTAACAAAACAGGTTGAGGTGTTAAACCAAGAAAGAAAAGCAGAATTTTGATAGGTTACTTTATATCTATATCAATAGCTTTTATATGTGTGTTTATTTTAGGTGTGTTAGTAGGTAAAACAATGTATGAATAAAACCAAAAGAAGATGAATGCAAATAAAAAAGGAAAACGTTTCGAGTTGCAAGTAGCTAAATATCTTAGTAGAGAGTTTGAAACAGAAATTCGTAGAACCCCAAATTCAGGGGGGCTTAGTCTAAAAGGGGATATTATGGCAACTAAAGGTATATTATCAGAGTTTAACTGGGAATGTAAGAATCAAGAAAAGCTTAATATTTGGAAGGCTCTTGAGCAGTCTGCAAATGATTGCATTGGTTCACACAAACAACCGTTAGTAGTATTTACAAAGAACTTTGAAAAAGATTATGTTGCGTTGAGGTTAGAAGATTTTACACAGTTATTATTAGAATTAGAACAGTTAAGAAATGGAAATAAATAAATTTTATAATGGAGATTGCTTAGATTTAGTAAATAATATTCAAGATAACTCATTAGATTGTGTTGTAACTTCACCTCCTTATTTTAATAGCTTAAAAAAATATCAAAGAGGTACAGGATTTCATTATTCACAAGATATAGGAGAACCATTATATTTAATTTATGACATTTGTGAAGCTCTAAAACCAAAAATTAAAGAGGAAGCAGCACTTTGCATAAATTTAGGATATAGTTATGGTGAAACAGGGGTAATGCGACCTTTTGACATAATAAACAGAATAAGGACTAAACTAGGTTATTTTGTAAGTGATTTAATTGTATGGCATAAAAAAAACCCAATACCATTACAAAAAAGATTGACTAATTCAACAGAATATATATTTGTGTTATCAAAAACTCCAAAATTAAAATATTATACAAAAAAATATACTCATAATTTTATAGAGTCTGGTGTTGCTTCAAGTGGATTGGGGCATTCTGCTGTATTTCCTGAAGAAATACCCTTATTTTGTATCAATAATTTTACAAAAGAAAAAGATATTGTGTTAGATTGTTTTATGGGTTCAGGAACAACAGCTCTAGCTTGTGTTAAAACAAATAGAAATTTTATAGGTTTTGAAATAAACGAAGATTATATTAAAATATCTAATAAAAGATTGCAACCATACTTAAACCAAACAACACTATTTTAATGAATGAAGATACTTAATTTATATGCCTGTTTAGGTGGCAACAGATACAAATGGAATGAGGTTAAAAGTGATATAGAAGTTACTGCTGTGGAGCTTGACCCTGAATTAGCCAAACTATACCAAGAAAGATTTCCAAATGATAAAGTAATTGTAGCAGACGCACATCAGTATTTACTTGACCATTATAAAGAGTTTGATTTTATTTGGAGTTCCCCACCTTGTCCAACACATAGTAGAGCTAGGTTTTGGGGTTTTGGTGCTAATGGTAAAAATCCTATTTATCCTGATATGAAACTGTATCAAGAAATAATATTTTTACAACACCATTGTAAAAGCAAATATGTTGTTGAGAATGTTATTCCTTACTATGATCCTATGTTTAATCCTAAAGAGAGAGATAGGCACTTATACTGGACAAATTTTAATCTACCTTATAATATTAATGCAAGGCATTTTGATGGTATGTGCCAAACAACAAAGGAAGTTGAAAAATTAAGTGAGTTTCACAAATTTGATTTTAAGAAATATAAAGGCAAACAACCATTAAATAAAATAGCAAGAAACCTTGTAGATTATGAAGTAGGCAAAACAATATTTGAAACTGCTTTAGGTATTATTAAAAAACAAAATGTAAACCAAACTGAATTATTCTAATGAATGAAGTACTAAATAAAATAGCTGAGATTATAGAAGATTATAACAATACTAACATTAGTGATGGAGTAAAGCTAAATGAACAGTTAAAGAACTTAACAAGCTACTTGTATTACATTGAAGGTATTAAAAGTAAATACCATCAGGATTATGAAGCTATTATATATGATAAAGTAAATAATCAAAAACTAAGTGTAGCAAGAGCAGTTAACATAGCTAATGTAGAAGTACCTGAAATGTACCAACTTAGAAAATTAACCTTTGCTGCTTATAAATGTTGTGATAGCATAAGATCAAATATTTCATTTTTAAAATTAGAGTATAATAATGTAACTAAAAATTATTAAATTTGTTAAACCTTTAAGTTATATTTTGTCTAATAATGACGTACTACAAATCTTAGCACAACATCAAAAAGAATGGGAAATAATAACAGAAAAATTATTATTTTCTACTTCTAAATTAAAAGCTGGTGATATAGTACAAGATATGTATATTAAAGTATTTGATGATCTAACTAAAGATAAAATAACACCTGATGAAATAATTAGAAATAATAAACCTCATTTTGGAATTATTAAAAACATACTTAAAAGAATAATACAAGTTAAAAGTAAAAACATTCAACATCATTTAAGTATAGAAGAATTAAATTTAGAAATTGAAGATAAAAAAGAACCAATTCAATTAAAGAATATAGATGCTAAACTAGCTCAAATAAATACAGTATTAAATCAAATGTATTGGTTTGATAGAAAACTATTTAACTTATATATAAAAGAGTTTCAAAGTATTAGATTATTAAGTAAGGCTACAAAAATTAGCCATGTAACAGTTTATAACACAATAGCTAAATGCAGAAAAATAATATCAAGAAAAGTAAAACTATAAAAAAGAAATCTAAAGGTTTAGGTGATACAGTAGCTAAAGTAACTAAAGCAACTGGAATAGATAAAGCAGTAAAATTTATTGCTGGTGAAGAATGTGGATGTGAAAAAAGAAAAGAAGCATTAAATAAATTATTTCCCTATAACCAGCCTGAATGTTTAAAAGAAAATGAATATAATTTTCTAAAAGAATTTTTTAGTATTCAAAGAAATACTGTATCTTATCAACAGCAACTAGAACTAATAGCAATAAGCAATAGATCACTACACACAAAACTAGAACCTAGTTCTTGCTCCAGCTGTATTAAATCATTAATGCAAAAGCTTAAAAAACTATATGATAACTATGAAATCAAACCATAAAACACAAGCAGATAAAGAACAAAGATTATTAACATACCTAAGTAAGAAAAACAAATCAGAATTTGAAAAACTATTAGAAGAAGCAGAAAAAAAGAAAGTGCCAGTTAGACAATGTACAATAGAAGATAATACATGTGAATCTTGCTCAGGATAAAATTAACATTATGCCTAAACCAAAAAAATACGAAAAGAAAAAAGATTTTATGAATAGATGTATTCCTGAAGTAGTAAAGGAAGGCAAAAAAACAAATCAAGCAATAGCTCAATGTTCATCTATGTACGAAAATAGAAACAAATGAGAGGGTACATAATAGCAATATTATTTCTAATTGTTGAGGTTTATAAATACAGAACAGATACAGAACAAAATAAATGTCAAAAGAAGATTTAATACCATTTAAAAAAGGTCAATCAGGAAATCCTAAAGGAAGGCCTAAAGGTAGTTTAAATCGTTCTACTATTGCTAAGAAATGGCTAGAAGTATTAAGCCAAGAAGAACTTGAAGATGGTGAAGTCAAATGGTTATCTAATGAAGAAGCAATGACATTAGCATTAATTAGAAAAGCTAGGAACGGTGATGTTAACGCTTATAAAGCTTTAATGGATTCTGCATACGGTACAGCAAAAGATACAGTAGATATTAACAGTAATGAAACTAAAAGTATTGATTTTAAACAGCTTATAAGTGGAATTAAAGCTAAACGATAAATACTTAGTATTAGACAACCCTACAAGATATTTTATTATAACTGGTGGTCGTGGCTCTAGTAAATCTTATAGCATAAATACCTTATTAACTTTATTAACATTTGAAGCTGGCCATAAGATACTATTTACAAGATACACACTAAGAGCAGCTAGTATATCTATTATTCCTGAATTTATTGAAAAGTTAGAAGTTCAAAACATTGAACATAACTTCCATATTACCAAAGATGAAATAATAAATAAACAAACAGGAAGCAGAATATTATTTAGAGGTATTAAAACTAGTTCAGGTGATCAAACAGCTAATTTAAAATCTATTCAAGGTGTTACAACATGGGTACTAGATGAAGCAGAAGAATTAACTGATCAAAATATATTTGATAAAATAGATTTAAGTATAAGGCAAAAGGATAAAGATAATAGAGTTATTTTAATTCTTAACCCAACAACAAAAGAAAACTTCATTTACAAAAGATGGTTTGAAGATAGAGGTGTTAAGGCTGGAAGTAATTTAATGAAAGCTGATACAACTTATGTACATACTACTTACTTAGATAATATAGAAAACTTATCTAAAAGCTATATTGAGCAGATAGAGCAGATGAAGGTTAGAAGGCCTAATAGATACAAGCATACTATTCTTGGAAGTTGGCTAGATAAAGCAGAAGGTGTAATTTATAATAATTGGTCAATAGGAGAATTTAAACAAGTAGGTAAAATAGTTTTTGGCCAAGATTTCGGATTTTCTCAGGATGCAAGTACTCTAATAAAAACAAGCATTGATAAAAATAATAAGATTATTTATGTTCAGCAATGTGTTTATCAAACTAAGTTAACTACTAGTGAACTAACAATACTTAATAAAAAATATGCTGGTAAAAATTTAATTGTAGCTGATTCAGCAGAACCACGTTTAATATCAGAAATTAAATCTTCAGGCTGTAACATAGTACCAGCAATAAAAGGTCAAGGAAGTATAACTTATGGTATTAGCTTATTACAAGATTATGATTTAGTTATTGATGGTGAAAGTGTTGAACTTATTAAAGAGCTTAACAACTACTGCTGGTTAGAAAAGAAAAGCCAAACACCACAAGATTCTTATAATCATTGCCTTGACGCATTACGCTATTCTGTAAGTTATCAATTACAAAACCCTAACTCAGGTGAATACTATATTCACTAACTTTTTCTAAATTTGTATATAACACTAACACTATAAAACTACATTACTATTATGAAGATCAATTTAAACATTCCTGAAAATCTAAGTGAAATTACATTAGCACAGTATCAAAAATGGATTAAGATAATTGATAATGAAGAATTATCTACTTTTTTTCAACAGAAGATGATAGAGATATTCTGTAATGCTGATTTAAAAAATATACTTCAAATGAGGGTTAAAGATGTTGATGAAGTAACAACACACATAGATAATATCTTTAAGGAAAAACCAAAATTTCAAGCTACCTTTTTTTTAAATGATGTTGAATATGGTTTTATTCCTAAACTGGATGAAATGACTTTTGGCGAATATGTAGATTTAGATACTTATCTTGGTGAATGGGATACAATGAGTAATGCTATGAGTATATTATTCAGGCCAATAAAACACAAAAGAAAAGATAAATATTTAATTGAAGATTATGAAAGTTCTGATAAACATAATTTATCTAATATGCCTTTAAATATAGTTATGGGTGCTTTAGTTTTTTTTTGCAATTTAAGAGGCGAATTACAGAAACATATTCTGAATTATTTGAAAACTCAGGATTCAGTGGAAATTCCACAAGAGCTGAAGGATTCGCTAGCAAGTGGGGTTGGTATCAATCCATTTACGGACTTACAAAGGGCGATATTAGAAAACTAGATGAAGTAACAAAATCTAAGTTACATACTTGTTTAACTATGTTAGCTTTTGAAAAAGATAAAATGGAATTAGAAAATGAAATAATGAAAAGAGCAAAAAGATGAACAGTTTTTTTAGAATAATAGATAAGATAAAAGATGCTATAAGTGCAGAACCATTTAACAATGAAATTACTTTTGGTGATCTTGCAGATATTGATTTAAGTAAACAAAGTTTATTTCCTTTAGCACACATTACAGTTAACAATGCTAACATAACAGAAAATTTAGTTCAGCACAACATGACTATCTTTTTTATGGATTTAGTAGATATTAACAATGCTGAAGATATTAACAATTTTCTAGGTAATGATAACACACAAGAAATCCTTAATACACAATTAGCTTTAGCAACTAGGGTTATTAGAGTATTAAAAAAAGCAGAAGTATATAGAGAACAATTTGAAATAGATGGTAATGCTGGGTGTGAACCTTTCCAAGATAGATTCCAAAATCATCTTGCTGGCTGGGCTGTTACCTTTACTATTAACACTTATGATAATATGACTTATTGCTAATGGGAAAATTTGAAGAAGCACTTGATAAATACGCTAAATATGTTATTCAGCAATCACGAACTAATTTAACTAAAGGTTACCCACCTAATGGCACTAAAAATGCTTCAATGAATTTATATAATAGTTTAAGTTATTATATAGATGATGGAAGTGTATTTTTTGAAATGTTAGATTATGGTGCTTTTGTAGATCAAGGTGTTAAGGGTAAAAATCCAAATGCATTGCCAAAAAGCTCTAAATGGTATGGAAAACAGAAAGCTCCTAATTCTCCTTTTAAATTTGGTACTAAAAGTGGTGCTGCTGGTGGATTAACAAGGGGTTTAGATAAATGGATCATTAGAAAAGGAATTGCACCAAGAGATAAACAAGGTAAATTTATGAGCAGAAAAACATTAAAATATTTAATGGCACGAAGTATTTATTTATCAGGTATTAGACCAACAATGTTTTTTACTAAACCTTTTGATAGGGGGTTTATTAAATATAGTGATGAAATAGTATTAGGCTTTATGGAAGATAATATTAACATGGATAATAAAAATAATAAACAATGAGTACATTAAGTTTAACAAGGTCACCAAGATATATAAGAACATCAAGTTTAGCAAATGCAACTTATTTTAAACTAGAGCTTTATATATTTACAGGGTTAACAAGTGATAAACCAACAGATGCAACCTATACACTTGAAAAAGATGTTATCAATAGTGAAACACAAGTTACTTTTGAGATTAATGGACTTATAAGAGATTACTATGAGCATAGTTTTAATGTAACTAATAGCACAGGGTATGCATTGTGGGCAATAGCAGACGTAACAGGATATACAAGCAGTAGTGCAAGTGCAACCGTAAGCACTACATTTTTAGCTTTTGATGGTTATAATTATTTTCAAGAACCTTTAGCAAATGGTGGTTCAATAAATGCTACTTACACACTACCAACATTATTAACATCAAGTAAAATACAGGTTCTAGAAAGTGAAGCGGCACAAATACCTGTTAATGCTGAGATTGCAGAAACAGTAAACTTTAAATTAGCTGGTGTAACTGTAAGCACACACTCAATTACTGATAGTGGCAACACCAACCAAAAGATTCAATACATTACAACTACTGCTGCAGATGTAGATGCTGTTGATGTTGTTTATAATAGTGGTGGTAGTACTCAATCATTCACTATTGAAGAAGTATCAGAGTGTAAACATACAGTTAGTAAAATTGTTTTTATTAATAAATATGGAGCATCTCAAAATTTATACTTTTTTAAGAAGTCAGTAGAAAACTTGCAAATAAATAAAGATAGCTTTAACAGGAATATACTAGATGAATCTGGACTTCCACCTGTTGCTGGTTTTAAATTTTTAGAACATCAGTATAAAGATTTTAATATTATAGGCAACCAAACTCTAGTTTTAAATTCAGGTTTTGTTAGTGAAAGTATGAATGATACTTTTAAAGAATTATTACTTAGTCAATATGTATGGATAGTTAGAAGTGGTGATACTTTGCCTATGAATGTAGAAGAATCAAGCTTTACTTACAAAACAGGATTGAATGATAAGTTAATTAACTACACTATTAACTTTAAATATGCTTTTGATACTATTAACAATGTACATTAATGCAAGAATTAATACTATATATAAAACCACAGCAGAGAGATAAAACAGCTCAGAACTATGTAAAGGTAGATTTGTTTACTGATGAGAATGTAAGCTTAACACAAGTTATTCAAGATGTTAGGGATATAGACAAAGTGTTTACTGATTACAGTAGAACATTTAATTTACCAGCTAGTGAAAAGAACAACAAACTATTCAAGCATTGGTACAACCCCGATGTAAAAGGTTTTGATGCTAACATACAAAGTGATGCAAAGATAGAGTTAAACTACCAACCATTTAGAGAGGGTAAAATAAAATTAAATGAAGTATCATTAAAAGATAATAGACCTCATACTTACAAGATTACTTTCTTTGGTAAAACAGTTAGTTTAAATAATTTGTTTGGTGAAGATAAGCTTAACAACTTAGAATGGTTAAATAATTTTAGTTATGAAAACAATGCTGCTAATGTTTTAGCTGGTTTATCTACTGGTAAAGATTTTACTGTTGATAGTGTTACTTATACAGATGCTATAATTTATCCTTTAATTACACATTCACAAAGATATACTTATAGCACTAACGGTTTAGAAACAGAAATTGCTTCAGGTACAGCTACTTCTACCTTACCCGGAGTTTTAAGAGATACTAATAATAATTTTACTAACGTTGTTATTGTTAATGATATTGTACATAATATAACAACTAACTCTTATACTTTAGTAGAAGCTATAATGGATAATAATAATTTAGATGTTACAGGTGTTGCTAATATTAATAGTGGTGATACTTATAAAATTTATAGAACTGCTTCAGGTAACATTTCTTACAATACTAGTTCACCTGATTTAAATTATAATAGGCATGGCATTTATCCCGAAGATTTAAAACCAGCAATTAAAGCTAGTTTAATTGTCAAGGCAATTGAAGAGCAGTATGGAATAACATTTAAAACAGGTGAATTTTTTGATAGTACTGAATTTAGTAATTTGTATTTATGGTTACAAAGAACAACAGGTAAATTAGCTGTTGCTGGAAGTGTTTCTTTAAATTCTTCTTTTCCGTTTACTTGTAATCCAAGTAGTGCAAATTGTTCTTATTTTTTAAATACAGGTAATTTAGTAGATTTTACAGAAGCTAGTGGAATAACAAATATTTTAAGATCTTCACAAGATAAACAAGAAGTAACCTATATAGCTACAATAACACCCGATTCTTCGTATACTTCAGTAGTATATAAAATTGAAATAGTAAATACAATAAATAATAATGTAGAAGCAGCTTTAGATTATGCAGTTGGTACACAAAGTTTACAAATTAAATACGGTGAATTTAATAACACTTTATCAACAGGACAAAGTAAAAATTTATATGTAAGAGTAATTAGTGAAAGTGCGTTTTTGTTTGGTTGTAATATTTCTTTAAATTATGATTCAACTGATGATGGATTAAAAACAGCTAATTTTAATTCTAATAGTAGTGTTATAGGTTTGGTTGGTGATATATTACCAGCTCTAGAAGCACCTAATATCAAAGTTTTAGATTTTATTAAAGGCATATTTAAAATGTTTAATTTAACTGCATTTTTAAATAGTGCAGATAATATTGTAGTTAAAACGTTAAATGACTTTTATAGTGATAGCACAACTACACACGATATAAGCAAGTTTATAGAAAAAAATGAACATACAGTTAGTGAAGCATTACCATTTACTACAATAGATTTATCTTTTCCTGAACCTGAAACAAAGTTAGCTAAAGCTTATTCAGAAATAAATAATTTTGAATATGGAAAAGCACAATTTACAGCAGATGCAAGTACAGGTATTAATTATAATATTGAAGTACCATTTGAACATTTACTTTATGAAAGATTAAATAAACCTGACGGTACACAAACACAAGTACAATATGGCTATTTTGTTAATGAAAATGATGAAAGTATTATTGGTAAACCTTTACTTTTTTATGCAATAGAGCAAAGTTCAGGGGCAACAGGTTTTTCAAATGATCTTAGTTTTGTAGATTCAATTAGACCAACTGACGGTACACTACCAACAAATCCTGTTACTAATGTTTCTGTAAATGCTTATTGGATGCCCCACAACGCAAATGAATTAGGAAGCACTTCAACAGCTCCAGCATTTAATCTTAACTTTGGTAGTGAAATAAACAGCTACACATTAACAGATTATGGTGGAGGTAATAATAGTTTGTTTCAAAAGTTTTATCAAACTTACATACAAAGAGTATTTAATACTAAAACAAGAATCTTTAAATATAAAGCAGTTTTACCTTTAAAATTTTTATTAACTTATAGTTTAGCAGATAAAGTATTTATTTCAGGTAGAGCTTTTACAATAAATAAGATTACAACAGATTTACAAACTGGAAAAAGCACGTTAGAATTATTAAATGAACCAAGCTAAATGAAAACAATAATTGATGCATTAGAATTTATTAAAGAAATCAAAGCTTATGATAAAAACATTATTATAGCTTTAGGTGTTAATAAAGTAGCACTAACATTAAAAGAAGGTTTTTATATAAAAAATTTAGAAGATAAACGTAAAGAATTATGATACAAAAAGAGCTAAATGCTAAAATGAATATTAATACAGCTAAAGCATTAAAAGATGTTCAAAAGCTAGACAAAAATATTCAAAACGTACCTAAATCTATTAATGAAGCTGAAAAAAACACTGGTAAATTAAATCAAGGTTTAACTAAAACTAATAAAGTAGCTGGTGTTGTAAAAGGTGGTATTAGTAAAATAGGTTTAGCTTTTAAAGCTGCTGGTATTGGTTTAATTATTACTGCTTTTGCTAAGTTAACAGAATTGTTTCAAAGTAACCAAAGGGTTATGGATGCCTTTAATGTAGTTGGTGAAACTACTGCTATTATATTTAATCAACTATTTAATGCAATCTTTAATACAGCAGAAACTTTAGGTCAAACAAATGGAGCTTTTAACGCTACTATAAAAGTTATGAAGGCTTTAATGACTTTTGGATTAACACCATTAATAGGTTCTTTATTAACATTTAAAGCTGCTGTTCAATCTGTTCAGCTAGCATGGGAGCAGTCACCTTTAGGTGATGGTGATCCTAAAAAAATTAAAGAATTACAAATTGAAGTAGCTAAAACTGGTACACAATTACTAAAACTAGGTGCAAATGTTTTACAAGCTGGTTCTGATATTGTAGAGTATGGTGTTGAAGCAGCTGGTGAAATAACTGATTTAACAATGACTACTATTGATGCTATTTCTAAAATAGATATTAAATCTAGTTTTGAACAAGCTAAACAAAATGTAAGATTAAAAAAATCTGCTGAAATAGCAAGAGTTCAACAGCAAGCATTAGTAGAAGAATATGATCGGCAAGCAGAAAAATTAAGGCAAGTTAGAGATGAAGAAAGAAATTCTATTGCTGAAAGAATAAAAGCTAATAACAAGTTAAAAGAAGTATTAGATGAACAGGAAGAAGCAATGCTTAAACAAGTTGATTTACAAATAGCTTCAGCAGCAGCACAATATAAAGTTAATAAAAGTCAAGAAAATTTAATAGCATTATTAGAAGCTCAAAATGAAAAAACTGCTGTATTAGCACAAATAGAAGGTTTTAGAAGTGAACAGAAAGCAAATGATTTAGCACTAAGTAAAGAACAGTTAGAACTAGAGCAAAGTATCTCAGATGCAGCAACTGAAAGAACAATAAACCAATTAAACGCTAATGCAGAACTTATTAAAGGTGATGAAGAAAGATTAATTAAACAGCTTGAAAATTTAGAAATTGAAAAACAGATAGAGCAGCAAAGATTAGAATTAAAAAGAGATTCTTATAATGCTGATACTCAAGCTTATGTAGATGCTCAGATAGAGTTAGAAAATTTTATTTCAGAATCTAATATTAGAAAAGCAGAATTAGATAATGAGTTAACACAAGTAAGAATAGAAAATAAGGAAAAAGAAAATGAGTTAGAACAACAAAAAATAAGTGCTGTTAAAAACACATTAACTACAATTTCTAATTTAGCTTCTTTGTTTGCTGGTGAAAGTGAAAAAGAACAAAAGAAAGCTTTTAAAATACAAAAGGCTGCTAATATAGCACAAGCATTAATAGATACTTATTCAAGTGCAACAGCAGCTTATAGATCATTAGCTGGTGTTCCAGTAGTTGGGCCAGCTTTAGGTATTGCAGCAGCAGCAGCAGCAATAACAGGTGGTTTATTAAATGTTAAACAGATTCAAGCAACAGAATTTCAAGGTGGTTCAGGTGGTGGTGATACTTCACCAACTTATTCTTCTAATACAGGATCAACACAACAAGCACCAGCATTTAATGTAGTTGGCCAAAGTGGTTTTAATCAAATTGCATCTGCATTAGGTCAAAACAATAATACACCAGTTAAAGCTTATGTTGTTAGTGGTGATGTTACAACAGCACAAGCATTAGAAAATAATATAATAGATACAGCAACTTTTTAAAAAACAGAAAAAATGAAAATAATAGAACTTTTATTAGATGAAGAAAATTCAGAAAACGGAATTGAAGCAGTAAGTTTAGTTTCTGCTGGTGCAATAGAATCAGATTTTATAGCTTTAAATTCTCAAGAAATTAAATTAGCAAAAGTAGATGATGAAAAACAGATTCTCATGGGTGCTGCTTTAATTCCTAACAAACCAATTTTTAGAAAAGGTGATGATGAAGATTACTATGTTTATTTTAGTAATGAAACAGTTAGAAAAGCTAGTGAATTATTCTTTAAAAATGGAAATCAAAACAATGCTACACTAGAACATAATTTAGCAATTAATGATTTAACAGTAGTTGAATCTTGGATAGTAGAAAATACAGAAAAAGATAAATCTGCTATTTACGGTTTAGAAGTTCCTGTTGGTACATGGATGATTTCAATGAAGGTTAATAATTCTGAAGTTTGGAATGATTTTGTAAAAACTGGAAAAGTTAAAGGCTTTAGTATTGAAGGTTACTTTGCAGATCGAGCAACTGTACAAGCTAGTAAAGATGAAAGTGAAATAGAAGCACTTAATAAAATAGAAGAAATTAAAAATCTATTTACTGAAAAAAAAAAGATTAAATTAAAAAGTTTTTCTGATTATCCTAATTCAGTAAGTAACAATGCTAAAAGAGGTATTGAGCTTAACGAAAAAGTAAATAATAAATGTGCTACTCAAGTAGGAAAAGTAAGGGCACAACAATTAGCAAAAGGTGAAGCAGTTAGTGTAGATACTATTAAAAGAATGTATAGTTATTTGTCAAGAGCTGGAGAATACTATGATGAAGGAAATACAGAAGCATGTGGAACTATTTCTTATTTATTGTGGGGTGGGAAATCTGCTTTAGGCTGGAGTAAAAGCAAACTTAAAGAACTAGGAGAAATAGAACTTGCTTCAATGGTTATAGATGAAAACTTTGCTATTATTGATGATAGATTAGCTTATAGCACACAAGAGAAAGCAGAACAAATAGCTATTAATATAGGTTGTAAAGGTTATCATACACACGAATTTGAAAACAACACTTGGTATATGCCTTGTGAAAAACATATAAATTAATAATTATGAGAAATAAAATTAAAAGAGGTGAAAGAAGCAGAACTTCACCTAAAGCTGGTAGTAGACGTGGTTGCCTTTGTAATGATGGTAGTTATAAAACTAAATGCTGTAATGGTACACTAAGAGCACAGGGAGTAGGAAAATCACAAGCATAAAAAAAAGGTATAACAACAACTAATAAATAATACATTACTATTATGAATACATTGAACAAAGTATATAGTAAGCTAAACAAGAAAACAGAATTAGCTACACATAAAGTTGATTTAGCTTTAGTTGATGAATTAAAAAAAAGAAGTCAAGATTTACTTAAAAATTTAAAAGCAGCAGATGGTTCATGGAGAGATTATCAAGATTATTTAACAAATGCTGATAAACCATTTAAAAAAATGATTTCTAATTATGATGATTTAGATGGTTCAATAGCTTTTGCTCAAAGTAGTGCTAATAAATATTTAAAAGCAGCTAAAGAATTAGGTGTTAATGTTAAAAGTAACAAAGATTATCAGAATGTAATAGCTAATTTAAAAACTGCTGAAGAAGTTATTAAAACTATTGCTTCTTTTAAAGATCCTTCAACTTTTCAATAAAATAATTTAAACAAATAAAAAAAGGTATAACACTTTAATAATAAAATTACATTACTATTATGAAAGCACAAGAAGTATTAAACAAAATCAAAGGTATAGTAGGTGTAGAATTAGCTGAAGAAGTTAATCTTGCCGAAATGAAACTTCAAAACGGTACTGTTATTGAAGCTGAAAAATTCGAAAAAGGCGAAGCAGTATTTATTAAATCAGATGAAGAAAAAATAGCACTTCCAGTAGGAGAATATATTCTAGAAGATGGTAGGTTATTAGTAGTTGAAGAAGAAGGTTTAATTGCAGATATGAGAGATGTATCTGATGATGTACCAGCTAAAGAAGAAGAAATGAGTGAAGAAACTAATTTAATGCCTGATGATGAAGCAGCAGTTTACGACTGGGCTGGCATGGAAAAAAGAATTAAAAATTTAGAAATAGCTGTTGCTAAACTTAAAGAAGCCAAAGAAGGCGGTGATGATAAAGTAGAAGCAGCTAAAGAAGAAGTTAAAGAAGAATTATCAACTGAAGTTGAACTTTCTTCTGAAACAGTAGAACCAATTAAACATTCTCCTGAAATTGAAGATCAAGGATTTAAATTTGAAAAAAATAACTATCCTAAAACTTTACAAGCGAGAATTTACGAAAAATTAAATAATTAAAAAAGAAAAAAATGGCAACAACGATTACAACAAGTTATGCTGGTGAGTTCAAAAATAGATATATAGCCGCAGCATTATTGAGTGGAAAAACCTTAGACAATGGTGGAATGACTGTTCTACCGAACATAGCTTTTAAAGAAGTAATTCAAAAGGTAGCTATGGGTGATGATTTTATAGTTAATGCAACTTGCGACTATGCAGATGCTGGAACTTTAACCGTTACTGAAAGAGTACTAGAAGTAGAAGAATTTCAAGTTAACAAAACTGAGTGTAAGAAAACTTGGGCTCAAACTTGGCAAGCTGCTGAAATGGGATATTCTGTAATGAATCAGAACCTTCCTAAATCATTTGCTGATTTTATTACTCAACAATATGTAGCTAAAATTGCACAAAAAACAGAACAAAATGTTTGGGCTGGTGTTAATGCTAACGCTGGTGAGTTTGATGGTATTACAACTATTGCTGGTGCTAACATTGGTTCTTTAGCTGGTGGTGCTATTGTAGTAGGAACTACTGTTACTGCTTCAAATGTAATTACTGAGTTAGGTAAAGTAGTAGATCATGTAGCTGCTAACACTCCTGCAATCTTAGATAAAGAAGATTTAAGAATTTATGTAGGTAACGGTGTTTTCCAAGCTTATGTTAGAGCTTTAGGTGGTTTTGCATTAACTGGTTCTGCTGGTACTGATGATAAAATGACTCAATGGTATAATGGTGGTGGACTTACTTTTGATGGTATTCCAATTTTCTTAGCACCGGGTATGCCAGCAAACAAAATGATTTGTACTCAAATTTCAAACTTATTCTTTGGGTGTGGATTCTTAGGTGATTTATCAGAATTACGTCTAGTAGATACTTCTGAAACTTTAGGTGATCAGAATGTAAGATTTATTGCTAGATGGAAAGCTGGTGTTCAAATTGGACTTCTAGGAGAGGTTACATATTACACCTAATCAATAAATTAATTAATAATAATTAGTTACCTAATACTTTAAGTGGTGTTAGGTAACTACTTGAAAAACAGATAATTATGGCGTGCGACATTACAGCGGGGAGGAAAATCCCCTGCAAGGATATAATCGGAGGAATAACCAAAGTTTACTTTATTAATTTTGGTGAACTTGGAACTGTTACTACTAATTCAGGTGATGAAATCTCTGATATGACTGGAACTGCTTCAGCGTATCAATATGATTTAAAAGGTACTAGTTCTTTAGAAGAAGCAATTAATTCTTCAAGAGATACAGGTACTACATTTTTTGAACAAACTTTAACACTTTCTTTACCTAAATTAAGTAAGGAAGATAACAAGGAAGTTAAATTACTTTCTTATGGCCGTCCTCATATAGTGATAGAAGATAATCTTGGCAATTGTAGAATGGCTGGTGTTACTTACGGTTGTGAAGTTACAGGTGGTTCTATTGCTACTGGTGCTGCTATGGGTGATATGTCGGGTTATTCGTTAACTCTTGTAGGTAGTGAAAAGCTTCCAGCACAATTTATTGAAAGTGCGGTTGCTGGAAATCCTTTTGCTGGAATGTCAGGAACATTTACAATCGTAGTGGGTACGAATAGTTAAAATTGGAATCTTTTGTTAGTGTGATTCAATATATATAGTGTTTAATTAAGGGAAGGTTTTAATAAATAGCCTTCCCTTTTTTATTAAAAAAAATATGCAAATTTTAACAGTTACAGGAACAAGATTGATTAACTTTACAAGTAGAGTTAAAATTGATAATGCTAAAACTTATTCATTAGTGATAAAGTCAGAAGAAAAAAACAAAGTTATTTTCACAGATGCTAATGCAACATTTACAGAAGTAAAGTATTATTACACTTATAGCACTACACAAGCACTAACGGAAGCTAACTTTTACACCTTTGAAATTAATAATACTACTGATAATACATTAATCTTTAGAGGTAAAATATTTGCAACAGATCAAACATTAAGCACGTTTAATATAAGTAATAATGTTTATGTTGAAAGCTCGACTGGTGATAACGAATATATTTACGCATAATGGATAATATACATTTAATACAGCTGTCAGGTTATGATAGGCCAGTTATTACAGAAGAAAGAAATCAAAACTGGGTAGGAATTGGAGAAAATAACGATTATTATGAAACGCTTATTCAAGCTTTTATGGATAGTACTACTAACAATGCTGTTATCAATGGTATTGTTAATCAAATTTATGGTAAAGGTTTGGATGCAACTGATAGCAACAGAAAACCCGAACAATACGCACAAATGAGAGCTTTATTAAAAGCTAAAGATTTAAGAAGGGTATGCCAAGATTTAAAGTTATTAGGTGAAGGAAGTTTTCAAGTTACTTATAAAGGAAATCAAATTTCTAGTATTACACACTTTCCTAGAGAAACACTAAGAGCAGAAAAAGTAGGTGAAGATGGAGAAATTAAGAATTATTTATATTCTCCTGATTGGGCAAAAGTAAAGCAAAATACAACATTAAAAAAGTTTCCTGTTTTTGGTAGTGGTGCAAAGAATGAAATATTTATTGTTAGAAGGTACGTTACAGGCTATTATTATTATTCACCAGCTGATTATCAAACTAGCTATGCAGTACTAGAAAGAGAAATTGCAGATTATTTGATTAATGATACTATGAATGGTTTTAGTGGCACTAAAATCGTTAATTTTAATAATGGTGTACCAGATCCTGAAAAGCAAGATATTATAAAATCTCAGGTTTTAAATAAACTTACAGGCAGTCATGGTGAAAAAGTAATTGTAGCTTTTAATGATAATGCAGAAAGTAAAACTACTGTTGAGGATTGCCCTCTAAATGATGCTCCAGCACATTATTCTTATTTATCAGAAGAATGTAAAAAAATGATAATGTTAACTCACCGAGTAACAAGCCCATTATTACTTGGTTTATCTTCTGCTAATGGATTTTCTTCTAATGCTGATGAAATTATTAATGCTAGTAACTTATTTAACAACATTGTTATAAAGCCTTATCAGCATTTAATTACAGAAGCTTTATCAGAAATGTTTGCGGTTAATGGTATTTCTTTAAACTTGTATTTTAAAACTATTGAGCCTTTAGAATTTATTGATGTTGATGAAGATTTAGATGCTGAAACAATAGAAGAAGAAACTGGTGTTAAAGTAGAAGATGAAGAAACTATTATTGATGAATACAGAAGCCATTTGTGTTTAAAAGATGAACAGTTAAGTGATGAACAATATAATTTACTTTTAGAAAATCTTGAAGGTGAAGTAATAGGTGATGAATGGGAACAGGCAGCAGAAAGAGATTATACTGAAGAAGTAAGTGATTCTAACAAATGGGCTGAAAATTTAGTTAAAGTAGATTTTGCTGAAACGATAGATAGCAACCCTAGTAAGTTTTCTATTTTAGATAAGAGTTATTACAAAATTAGGTTTAAGTATGTTAGAGGTTCTAATAAAGCTCAGAAATACGAATCTAGGCCATTTTGTAAAGCTATGATGCAAAGAACATCAGAAAAAATAGTTTATAGAATAGAAGATATTGATAAAGCAAGTAGAAGTTTAACTTTCCAAAAAGGTGCTAAATTACCATTACATAAAGGTCAAGCATACGATTTATTTAAATTTAAAGGTGGTGTTTATTGTAGGCATAAATGGGTACAAGTACTTTATAAATTAAAAGTATCAGCTTTAAACAAAGGTAAAGAAGGTTCTGAAGATATTAAAGATTATAAGGTAACAAGTAAAATTCCTAAGAGTGCTAGACGTTCACCAGCTGGAAGTAAGAAAGCAAAAATAGCTCCTGTTAATATGCCTAATAATGGGCATTATCCGGGTGTAAAATAAATTAAGATATGAATACATTAAATAAAGTTTACAGCAAATTAAATACAGAAAAGAAAACTGAATTAGCAAAGCATAAAATTGAATTAGGAGCTATTGACGATTTAAAAAAATTAAACAGTTTATATTATAAAAATACTGATACTGCTAATTCTAAAATAAAAGGTTTATTAAGTGAAGCAAGAAGTGCTGAATCTAAACTTGAAGATGCTTTAAAAGCTGCTAGTAAAATTGAATCTTTAGTATCTAAAGTGCAAAACATAGCTAAAGATTTAGGCATTAATGAAAATAAAGTAGAAGAATTAGAAGGTGCTAAAATTGCTATAAAAGAAGCCCAAGAATATAAAGTTGTTTTAAAAAAAATTAAACAGTTTATTAAATCTATATAAGATATGGCTAAGGCATTATTCATAACACGTAACGACCTCATCACTTTTACAAGTGCTAATGGAAACCTCGATCCTGATAAGTTTTTACCCTATGTGAGGCTGGCTTCCGATATATACTTACAAACATATCTTGGAACTGAATTATATAAAAAAATTGAAGCATTAATTGAAGCTGGTACACTTACTTTAGTTGACAATCCTAACTACTATAATTTAGTTAACAACTATTGTAAAGATATGTTAATTTATTACAGCATGGTAGAATACTTACCTTTTGCTGGAATTAACATTACTAATAGTGGAATCTTTTCTACACAACCTGAAAACAGTACAGTTTTAGATAAAGATAGAGTAGATAGTTTAATTTCTAAAAGCAAAGATACAGCACAACATTATACAAGAAGGATGATAGACTATTTATGTTATAATAATAATTTATTTCCTGAATATAATAACAATACTAACGAAGATATGAACCCTGATACAAGAGCAGATTTCGGTGGATGGGTTTTATAAATTTTTAATAATAATAGAGTATGTCAGATTTTGGTAAAATATATGAAAGTTCTTGGTGGGGTGAAGGTGTATGTGCAAATACTATTGACTGGGGTTCATCATATAAATCTATATCTAATTGTTCAGATGCTTCTTTTAGTTATGCAGAGGCTAGTTATGCTAAAGATGCTTCAGATCCAACACCAACAATAACAGGTGATGCTGGGGGTACATTTACAGCTACACCAGCTGGATTAAGTATTAATTCTTCAACAGGTGAAGTTACTTTGTCAAGCTCAACAATAAACTCTTATACTGTAAAATACACTTTATCAGATGGAACTTTTACAACTCAAACTTTAGGTATTACTGCCGCAAGTTTCAGCAATGTATATTCTATGGATTTTGATGGAGTTGACGATTATGTAGATATTTTTGACTCTGTAACTGTTCCAACTGCTTTTCAATCAATAGGTAATAGTAACTCTTATTCAATTAGTGCTTGGATAAAAACAACACAAAATGCTGCTGCTCACTTTTATTGGTATAGTGGAGCAACTATAATAGAACTTAGACAACAACAAGGAGCAAACTCACACATTCCTTTTAACTTTGGTATTTCTTATAATCCTAGTGGTGGACATAGTTTTTTAACTTTTGGTAGAAGTAATAATTATGCAACTGGAGCTGAATTAGTTTTTTCAACTGCTGATGTTAATGATGGTAATTGGCATCACGTTGCAATAACAATAGATACTAATGATTATATTTTCTATGTTGATGGTTCAACTGCTGGTAGTGGTACTTTTTCAACAGCAACAGGTGATTGTAGTGTTTCAACAACTACTTCAAATATGCAAATAGGCTCAAGGTCAAGGGATAGTGGGCTAAAAGATAGAAATTTATTTGATGGACAAATGGACGAACTTTCCATATTTAACTACAAGTTAACCTCTGGAAATGTAACTTCAATTTACAACTCAGGAGTTCCTAATAACCTTAACGATTTAACTACACCCCCAACAGCGTGGTATAGAATGGGAGAGTCAGGAACTTACAAATCTCCACAGTGGCTACTACCTGAAAATAGTAATGTTGATAATTCAAGAATATCGAACTATTCGTTTGAATTTGATGGAGTGGACGATTATATAAATTGTGGAACTGATAGTAGTTTAAAACCTACTTCGAATTATTCTGTTTCAGGTTGGTTTAAATTAGATGATGTTACAGGAACTAAAACAATAATATCTAATGACAACAATAACGGGTATATGGTTTGGGTTAGTGGTTCTAGTTTGTGGTTTTATCATTATGATACAGGCTGGAAAACTTTGCAATCTAATACAGTTCTTAGTGCTGATACTTGGTATCATTTTTGTATAACTTGGGAGCTGTCAACTACAACAGGTAGGTTGTATATTAATGGTTCAGAAGATATTAACAGTACTAGTTTTAATCAAGTAACATATTTAAGCACCCCTGTTTACATTGGTACTTATGCACCAAGTAAATATTTTGAGGGTTATTTAGACGAAATTGCTGTTTTTAATACTACTTTAAGTTCTTCAGATGTAAGTTCTATTTACAATTCAGGTACTCCAACAACGTTACCAAGTGGAGCAGTAGCACATTGGAAATTAGGCGAACAAGCAACATTTAGCACTAACTGGACAGTGCCAGACCAAGTAGGAAGCAACGATGGAACGTCAGCCAATATGACCATAGAGGATAGAACAGGAAATGCAAGTAATAGCACCTCGAACGCTCTTAGTTACAATATGACCGAATCTGACAGAGAGGAAGATACTCCGTCATAATAATATAAAAAAATGGAAACAAGATTAAATAACTTAAATTATGCAATTTGCAACATAGCAACAGATTTGCAAAACATTGACTTTTCACAAGTAGGGCAAAGTTCAGCTGGAACAATTAGAAGAAGTTTAGATGATACTCTTTTTGTAATTAAATACAATGCAGAACCTACCTTTATTAAAGATGGTAGTGTAACACCTTCACAAGTTTTAACACACTCACAAGCTTTAGAATTAATGAGTACTGAAGCTTGGAGTGAACCAATAGAAGAAGAAGCTAAAAAAAAGTAAAACTTTGTATAAAAAAAAATAACAAATTAAGAAAAAGCAGGTTAAAACGTAGAATGAGAAAAAGCAGAAGAAATGTTAGAAGAAAAAATAGATCAATTAATTAAAGGTCAAGTAGAGATTAAAACAAATCTTGAAAACGTTTCTAAGCAGAAAAACGATCACGAAAGAAGGATTCGAGGGTTAGAAAAAAAGTTTTGGGCTGCTCTTGGTACTTTCTTTGTAGGTATTGGTACTTTCATAGAAGGTTTATTTATGAAATAAAATTTACTATTATGAGAAAAATTACAGATATTATTATTCATTGTTCAGCTACTATTGAGGGTGTAAACGTTTCAGCAGCTACTATTGATATGTGGCATAGAAGAAGGGGGTTTAATTCTATTGGTTATCATTATGTAATAGCTATTGATGGAACTATTCAAAGTGGCAGGCCTGTTTCTATTGCTGGGGCTCATTGTGTACCTAATAGCAATTCTATTGGTATATGTTATATTGGGGGGTTAGATGCTAATAAAAAAGCTAAAGATACTAGAACTGAAAAGCAGAAAGCAGCATTAATTAAAATTCTTAGAACTTTAAAAAATATATTTCCTAAAGCTGCTATTCGTGGCCATAGAGATATGAGTAAAGATAAAGATGGTGATGGTGTAGAAAAGCATGAATATATGAAAATGTGCCCATGTTATGATGCCGAATTAGAGTATTTAGAGCTTGGATTACAGCCTAAAGGTTTTAAAGCAAAATCAAAGGTTACTAAAGATAAAATGAAAAAAGATGAAAAATAGAATATTATCAAACTACGTTACAACAATTTTAGGAGTACTAATAATTATATTTTGTGCTGTTATGATGTTTTTAGAAAAAGCTAGTTCAACAGAATTAAGTGGATGGCTAGCACTTGGTATTATGTTTCTTAGATCAAAAGATAGTTTAATTGCACTTCCTAAAGAGTAGCATATTAATATTATTATTAGTTAGTTGTTCACCTCAGAAAAGGATGAATAAATTAATTAAAAAATTTCCACATTTAACTGAAATTTCAATAGATACTATCAGAGTTATTGATACTTTTGTAATTGAACAATTCGATACTACATTAGTAAATAATTTTATTCAAAAAGATTGCGTTATAATTCTTAATACAGAAAGAATTAAACTTGCTTATCGTTATGATACTATAACAAATGAAATCATTCATACAGTTAAATTACCTAATGATACGATTATTAAGATTCAAAATGTACCAGTTGAGATTGAAAAGGTTATATATAAAGAAATATCCTTTTGGGAAAAATACCAAACTTTAATTTATATACTAATAGCTCTGTTTCTGCTATTGGTTTTATATAAAAAACTTACTAAATAATTCACTATTAACATTTTCTTGTTAATTATTTTTATAGATTTTCTTTGTATTATATAATATATATTATACATTTACAATATGAAAACAATATTAAACATTATAGAACAAGTAGAAAAAGGTAAAATTACTTCAGATGAATCTATTAAACTTATTAAAGAAATAGTTATAGAACAGCAAGATGATGAACTACTTGATGATGAACTACTTGATTATGTATTTCCAACTAAAAAATAAAACTATGAAAAAAGAAATTTATAATACTTTAGGTTTAGTAGTTGCCTTTTACATAAGCTACTTAATAATAACTTATTTAATAATTAATATATAAAAAGATGAATAAATCATTTTACGTGGAAGAAAAAGATAGAGCTTTAATAGATGAATTTGTAGAAATTCACGAACTAAAGAAAAAAGAAACTAAAGAAAAAGGTGAATGTTTTAAAGATATAAACGTTTCTAAAACTCTTGTTAATTTTATAAAACAATATGTTAAACAACATAAAACA